GAAGGAATGCCCTCGCCGCCGCCCTCGCCGCCTGAGCTGCCGCCACCGCCGCCTTCGGATGGCTTGCCGGCCGGGATCTCGGTCCAGTCGCCATTTTTGCGGGCAAAGGCGCGACCGTCGAGCGGCGCCTCGGCAACCAGCGGCACGTCATCGACCAGCAGCAGCCCGGCTTCCTCGTCGAACTTCAGCGCCTCGCTGCCGCCGAGAACATCGCGGCCGCTCCATACCGCGACCTGGTCAGCCTGGCCGCTGCCCGAAACTTCGCGCCGCCTTGTCGTCGGCCGGTCGCCCATTCAAGCCCTCGGAACCCAAAGACCGCCCATCATGTCGTTGAGCCAGTACGGTACCTGATCGACCGTTTCCGTGGTGACCGTCTCGCGGTGCTCGTACATCGTTGCGGCAATGCGCAGGATGTTGCCGCGCATGGCCGGGCTGAGATCGGTCAATGCCGCATAGCCGGCGGTCAAACTGAAGGTGACATTAGCCGGGAAAACATCGCCGTCGGCACGCACGATCCAGACCGGCTCGGTGAGACTGGCGCTTTCGATCAGATAGTCGGCCGTCACGTCACCACCGGCGTCGGCCGCGGTGAATGCGCTGACCGGTCGCACCGGGCACGCATAGGTGGAGGCGCCGCCAGCCGGCATGAAATTCACGGCGGCCGCAAAAACCTGCAGCTCCCAGAATTTTTCGGCAAAGGAGATCGCCCAGGCCAAATATTCGGTGATGGTTGCATCGTCTTCGTCGACATCGACGCGCAGGTGCTTCTTGGTCATCGCGAGCATGGCCGCCGGCAGCGTCGTGGTGTCGATCGAGGTGAACGTATGGCTCATGCGCCGCGCTCCTGGTGATAGCGCTCGAACATGCCGCGCAGATCGATGCGGTGGCTGCGCCCGTCCGTCAGCTCGAGAATGACGCTGAAGTCCCTGACGGCAATGTCGGCAACGCCGATTCCATCGGCGCCCTTTTCGCCGCGTGGCCCGGCCGCCCCGCGGTCGCCGCCCTTGCCCTTGCTGCCGGCGCGAGCGGCCAGCATCCAGCCCTCGCCGGGAAGCACGCCGGGATCGTCATGGCAGGCGATCCATTCAGATCCGTTGAACGAAACCCGATCGAGCGCGAGATAGCTCGCGTCAACATCGTACAGCCCGCGTGCCTGGCCGCTGCGGCCGTCTTTGCCGCATAGTGCGACCGGCGCCCAGTCCTCATGCGGCGGCCGCTCGGCCGTGTCGCACCTGGCCTGCCAGGCCGAGCCGTCGCAATGAACGAGCCGGCCGGCATAATGGATCTCGTCCTGCCAGGCCTCAATCGGATGCAGCTGGCCGGGCGGTCCCCTTTCGCCCGGCTCGCCCCTATCCCCCTGCACACCACGTTCGCCGCGCATGCCGCGCTCGCCGTCGAGGCCGGGTTCGCCGGGTAAACCAGGCTCGCCCTGTTCGCCCCTGTCGCCGTCCTTCAGCGCAAGCAGCCGCTCGCGCAGTTCCAGCACCTGCTCCTGGACCAGCGCGCGCAATTGTCGCCGCTCGTCGGCGAACATCCGCGCCAGTGCATCGGCGATCGGTTCAAGCTGCGCGTTCATGTTCAGCAGCCCTTTGCGTCATGTGCTCGAGCCAGTCCTTGCCGTCATCGGCATTGGCATCCGGCGCCGGACTAGGAGGAGGAGCCTCCGGCGCCGGAGTTGCCGGTGGGACTTTGTCCCATGCCGACAGCGGCACGACCTGCTGTTGCACCCGCGGCTCGTCGCCGAATTTCGCGTTCGGCAAGTCCTCGGCATTGCGGGCGTCGTTCGGCGAATAGATGCCGCCCTGCACGCCTCTCGTTAGTGCTTCGATGCGGTCCTTGTAGGCGACCCGCAGCAGCGCGCGCGTATCGAACTCCACCCACTCGTCAGGCCAGCCCTTGAGGCCGAAGAAATGGTCAAGAGCCACTTCGATATGATTGATGGCGAAGCCGAGGCCGCGCGACAGCCAGAACTGCATCAGCGCCTCGGTGGATGTAAACGACGATGTGGCCATGCCGAGGATCGCCGGCGGCACGCCGAACACCATATAGATTTCGTCCTGCGTCAGCTTGGCGGCCGCAGCCATCTCGCTGTCCTTAGCGGTCATCGAGATGCCCTTGAACTTCAGACCTGGAGGCAGGATCGGCGGGCCGCCGCCACCGAGATTGTCGACGCCCTGCCACGCTTCCTTGAAGCGCTGCCGGTAACCTTCGTTCTGCGTGCCGGTCAGGGCGACTTCGGATTCGATCACGCCGGCCGGCCGGTTCATGTTGCCGAAGATACTGACGAGCTGGCTGCCGATGGCCTGCTGCGCCGCCACCGCCGCGGCGGCGTGGCGGGCGGGCGGAATACCGAGCAAGGGCTGCGCCGATTCCGGCTCGAGTTTCACGTGCAACACGTTACGGGCCGGCACCAGCAGCCCCTGGTTCGTGCGGGTGCCGAGGCCGTCGAGGCGGCGGTCGATAACGTTGTTGCCGACCAGCGAATAGAACACCGAGCCGTCTTCGCCGATCACCGGCTTCGATTGTTTCGGATCGAACGGATGCAGCGCCGAAATCTCGAAGCGGTCGTTGCGCTCGGCCAGCGCGTAACTATTGCCGTCGCGGTAGAGATCGCGCGCCAGGTTGAGCACGAAGTCACTGCGGCTTTGGTAGTCGTTGGGCCGCTTCAGGATCCGCGACAGCGCCGATGTCGTCACCCGCTCGCGGCCGCCGTTATCCAATGCCCACCAATGGTCGCCTGGACACGTGGCTATGGTCTGCGCATAGGCGGCGACGCAGGCCTCGACCACCGCCGAGCCTGGGGCGCCTGGCAGCGGGTCGTAACCCAGCTGCCAGTAGTTCCAGTATTTGCCCCAGGCGTCAGGAAGAATGCCGGTCGGGTTGGTAACATAGTACGGTCCCGGCCGCGGCTCGCCTTCCGGCGCGACGCTCTTCCGGAACAGGCCGGATATCAGCTGGCCGAGCGTGGCCACCTATTTTTCCTTGGCCGTGCTTTTGCTGCCGCTTTTCGTCTGGTATTTCGCGCCGCTATCGTCATCGGCCGTGAGCGCCTTGTCCTTGGCGCCCTTTTTGGACGGTTCAGCGATTGGTAGACCACGCGCCTTGTTCATCGCGATGGCGGAAAGTTCTTCCATTTGCAGGCGCTCTTCATCTGTCAGAATCGGCGGTTGCTCGCGTGGTGCCTCATCGTGGGGATCGAATGCCCACCCATCGGCGATCGCCTGGTCGGCATCGGCGACCGGAAGGTCGATGTTCTGATCTTTGAATTCGCCCCAAATGGGGCGAATGCGTTTTGTGTCGGCCATGTTCACCTCCTACCAAAGCACGCCGGTCATCCATGCGACCATATTCGTGCGCCGCATGGCCCAGTTAACCGGCATCCTCATGCGCAGACCGATCGAATCTGTCTGCCACAGGCTGCGCACCGGCTTGGCCGCAACGCCGGCCGCGTCGACGATCGGCAATGGCGTCGTGTCGTCCTCATGGATCACCGACTGGTTCGACATGTCGAAGTTCGGCGTATCGCCCGATACCGTGACAAAGTCCGCCGTATCGACGGCAATCACCACGCCGGCCGGGACGTTGTTCGAGGCGATGAACGTCACGCCGAACTTGCGGCTTGCCTCTTCGGGAGATCCGAACAGGAAGTCGCCATTCACGGTTTGGGCCATCGACAGGCTGAACGACTGCGCGGTGTTGACCAGGATGGCCACGCGACGCCCGCCATTGACTGCGGTAAGCGCGGCAATAAGCGCCTTGAGGTCGGCGACCATTGCTTGCGACGGATTGGTCAGCGCCGATGGCGTTAGCCCGGCAACGCCGTTGCGGATACCGGCCGGACGGATGGTCGTAGCCGGATTCGTGTCGAGAAGCCTAGTATCGAGGATGACAGCCGTATCCTCGCTGATCGCCTCGCGAAGCAGACCTTCGATCTGCGGTGTCGAGTGATCGGCCATTTCCTCGGTGAATTCGGTAATGACGGCGACCTTTTTCGGCGTCAACTGGATCGAGGTGAGACCCAGCTTGCGAACCGGGATAGGAGCACCCTCGCCGACGAAATCCCCGTTGATCTGCGGCGTCGCCGACCTGGACGGAATCTTGATGATGCCAGCGCGGTCAAACGACAGCGAGACGCTCATGGCCCGCAGCCGCGCGTAGACCGAGATCGGGAAGAGCGTATTGAGGAAGCCATCCGTCACCGTCTGAACCAGCTCTGCGGCCCACCCGACAACGGTCGTCTTTGCCGGATCGATGGCGGCGCGAAGCACGATGCCGGTCGCCTCGTCGTTGCCGTAGCGATCACGCAGGATCTGCTCGACCGATTTATGTTGATGATACGCCAGTCCGGTGATGATGGCCGAGCGCAGCATGTAGTCGACCGGATCGATCTTCTTGGCCGGCACGGCAAACGGCCGAGGTTGCTGGTTCGGAGCGATGATCTCGCCTTCGATCGGCCGTTCGGTGGTCTTGGCGGCAAGGTTCTTTTCGGATTCCCTGAGCATATCGAGATGTTTGTCGATCTCCGGGATCTGGCGGTTCAGCTCCTCGACCTGCGTGGCTTCGGATTCGCTAAGTTCGTCCTTGTTGACAAGCTCGGTCAGTGCATCGCGCAGACGGGTTTTTTCGGCCTGCGCGGTTTCGATTTTCTTGCTGAGTGACATTTTCCTGTTCCCTTGCGGGAGGGATTCGGCGGGCTTGCCACGGGATGCGTCGGCCATGGCGCGGCTGTCCTTGTCGGCGGGCTTGCCAAACAGCTGCCTTTCGGCGTCGGCGGGAAGTGCGAACGACCGGCTTATGTGCAAGGCATTCGCATTTGCGGGAACCGCGACCAGCGAGCACTCGACGAGCTGCTGGCGCAGATAGCGGAACGGACCGAAATGGGGATCGGCCTTGGCGTTGATCGGCTCCTTCTCGATCGGGCTGAAGCCGACCGAGGCGGCACGAAGATGCCCTTCCTCGAAATCACTGCGCGCGTCCTTGGCGACCTGTGTCGAGCCAAAAACTATTCGGGCAAGCAATTGCTTGCCCACAATGCGCACGTTCTCCCAATGGCCAATGATGGCATTGGCATTGTGATTGAACAGCGCGATCGGATTGCGATCGGCCTTGAACTCGGACAGATCCCAGCCATCGGCATTTATGACCTCGCCCATGCGGTCGACACTCTCATCCGAAAGCACGAATTCGCGAGGATCGGATTCGGACTGCCTAGCGGAGCGGTAGACGAGCCCTTGCATCAGCGCTCTCCGTCCGGCTTGCCGTCCTTGCGTTCGGACGCGTCATCGCCGCGCTCGGTCTTGCTGGGCCGATTCCTGGTTGATTGCTGTGTTTGGGTTTCCATCCGGCGCGCCAAAATCCGAAGT